AAGCTCGCCATGAAGAAAATCCGCCGCGCATGCAGCTCGGCCGCGACGGCGGCCGCATCGGCTGCGAGCACCGCCTGGTGGGTCACCGGCCCGATGATGCCGTCCACATGGACGCCGACCGCGGCCTGCAGAAACCGCGTCGCACGCGATATGCCGTTGTTGATCGCCGCGTCGAACACTATCAGCGCGAGGCCGGGGGTCCAGTCGTCGCAGAGCATCGGATCCCAGTAATCGCGTCGGTAGATCGTGCGCGCATCGTCGAGCGTCAGATCGCGAATGTTCAATGTCGGATAGCTGGCGGCCGAAATACCGAATTTAGTGCCACGTAGCGCCCCCTTTCCGACCGCGCCTCCGGTCCAGTTGCCGGAGTCAGCCGCGTTGTCGGAGAAACCGCCTTCGTGGCCGACGACAATTTGGAACGCTTGGTCGAAAGCCTTTGACATCGTAATTCCTCCTGACGCCGCATCTCTTGCAGCACTTCAGACCACGTCTGGTCGTTCTCCCGCAGCCACAGCACCAGCAGGCCGAACCTTTTGGAATGTCGCGCCAGCATCATCACCTGATAGCACGCCTCATGTTCGACGAGTTCGGTCGGCGACTTGAGGCGGAACATCATATTCCTCCTTACTTGCCGATGCTCCGCAGCAGTTCTTGCACCATCGGCAGAGGGATTTGATTCATGCACGACGAGAGGAGCGGCGTGTAAATCCGCTCGCGCGCCTGTTCCTGTTTTTCGAGGAACGAAAGCAAGCTCAGAATGAACACGGTGTTGAGCAGCACCAGCACCAGGAATTGCGCGGGCAGGCTTGAGATCAGCCGGCCGGCGGTGGTGGTGACTGCGCCGATCGCGGTGCTCGTCGCTTGATGAACTTCGGCGTCGGTCATCGGTCGAGGCCTCGATCAGACAAACTGCGCGGCGGTTGTGACGGTCCCCGCCACGCTGCCGGGGAAATAGGTCGTCGGCGAGGCGCCGGAAAGGTTGACGATTGAACCGCTGGCCAGATTGTAGCGCGGCCCGGTTGCGGCGCCGGTAAACACCATGTTCCACATTGACCCGAGGCCCACCATTTGAAAGAGCGCAAAGCCAGAGGAAAAGGCCGGATTGTTAGTGAGTGTCACATGTGTATCGGCCGTGGTGATTATTCCTCCCCCTCCGCAGTAGAAATGCGCCGCGGCACCGCCGCTGATCCGATACGGCTGCCCTCCGCTCGAAATGTAGCCGCTGGACGCCCGCATGTGGCCGCCGTCGCACGGACCAAAATCCAGGTTGTTGAAGCCGAGGCTCGCGCCATTGACGGCGACTATCCCATCACCTTCCGGGACATAATCGGAGCCTGTCCCGGTCGCGGTGATGCGGAAGTTTACGAGCTGCAAGGCGGCGCCGAAGGACGCTGATACGGCTGGCCTGTTGGTCCCGTTGATGACCGCCGCCGACGGGCTAGTCGGACTGCCCGCCGTCCCGCCCACGAAACTGATCGAACCGGCCAGTCCTGGCGGGCGCCCTTGCGCAACCAAGTTTGAATAGGCGCCGTCAGCGAGATGCACGGTAACCGGCTGACCGCCGGTATCGTAATAGTTCATCAGTAGGTTATAGGCCGCCTGCGGATTGCGCAGTGCGGCCCCGGCAGATAGGCCGGAATTGCTATCGCTGCCGGTGGGCGAGCAATAGAGATCGAGCGGCGCGGTCAGGCGGATGCGCGTCATCCGGCGAAGCGCCTGCGCAAGCTGCGTGCGGTCGGTTTTCGACAGGACGATCCCGGCTTGCTCGATGGCGTAGCTGATTTCCTCCTGCAGCGCGTTGAGCCAGTCCGCATCGACGATCGTCGCGCTCTCGCCCGAGGCGGGATCTCCGCCGGTCCAGTAGCCCGGCGTCCCAGGCGGCGCAGGCGTTTGAAGCGTCGTCGAGGCGGTGGGGTTGTCGATGCGATACATGCGCGCAGTCCTCGATCCGTTGAGCGATCAGGGCGAGCGGACGCCGTTGTCGATTGCGTCGATTGACGGCTTTGCGGTGGTCCAGAACGTGGCCCATTCCGTCGTCAGATTGCCGAGCGCGTAGGCAAACGCGGAGCCCTGCTCGCCGGGCGTCTCCGATGCGACGACGCCGAAATTGTTGTTCGACCCCTCGAACTCGGCGCCAGGCGTCCCGGTCCAGCCCGATTGTGCGGTCGCGACCGCAGCGGCGAGGCGTGCCATCGCTTGGTCGATGGTGTGAAGGTCGGCGATCGTTTGATTGCTCATCTGACCGAACGGCGGGGTATTGGAGACGATGATCGAGGCCATGTTTAACTCCCCAGGATGTCGAGAATTGCGGCAAGCGCCTCGTCCGTGCGTCCCTGCGCGGCGAGTTGCTTGGCCTGTTGCAGTTGCAGCGATTGCGCGCTGTCCGCGATCGCACCTGCAGGTGACGGCGGCGGCGCAGGATCAGGCGTGTTACCCGCTGCGAGCCATGCCTCGTAATCCTGCCGGTCACGGTTGGCGGGATCGTCGGGGATGTGGGCGTTGTCCGTCGTGCGGATGACGGCCGGCGTGTCGGTGAGTTGGTACAGGGCTGCCATGTCAGAGGTCCGCCGATGCTGTGTAGGAACCTTGTAAAGTAAACATGCCCAAGGCTACCACACCGGCAAGCAAATTCATCATGCTAGCATCGGTTGAATTTAGTGTCCCGGCACAGTTGGTTTGGACCGTAAAATTCGGCGTAACTGTTGGTACACTCCGCATCTGTACTAGGTAAGTCACACCGGAGAAGGCATTAGTGCTAGCAGCACCATATCCGGCAAGTCGCAGATTTCCAGTCTGATAAAACCTCTGACACTTCGCCAAGTCCTGTTGCGGGTCAGGCTTTTCCAGCGACGTCGCGACGCTGCCGATTTCAACCTGTATGCCCCAGATGTTGACCGTCGCACTCTGCACGCCGATGTTGCCGGCCTGTACATTGTTGTTAGCACCCGCTGACAGCCAAAACTGTACTGTCGTAAAGTCGGTTCCGGCAGTCGTGCCAAACGTTTTTCCAGCCACCGATGGTATTGCAATCGTCGCGGTGTAGCGTGTGAATGTGTTGCTAAGGGTAAACGATGCACCGGTTGCAAGGGCTATCACGGCCGCCGATGGACTGCCGCCAGAGCCGAATATCTGCGTGATATTAAGGCCCAGCTTCGGTGTTCCTGACGGCGCCTGTGCCCAAAATGAGACAGTGACAGTCTTACCGGCCAGCCTGCGGACGTTCTCAATACGTTGGGCGATGACTTCCAGATCAGCCGCGCCCGCACCACCGGTCGCGGCATATTGCAGAAAAGTGTTTGCTTCCTCGTCACCGATTTGGACACGGGCGCTGTCGCCCATAACAGCCGTTTGCACAGTGCGCGAGCCGCCCGCGCCGCACTGTAAAATCCACCGGTCGGCCGTATAGGTAACGTTTGTCGTCCATGGCCCCGTGCCGCGCTGCTGCACGCGGAACAGTCCGTTGTGGATCAAATTGCGGCCCACATTGCCCACCGCGGTCGCCGCAACCGCCGCGTCGCCCGCGTCGGTGTATTGCTTGCTCGCCGGCTGCAACGGCGCAGTCGGATCAGCGGCGAGAACAAGCGGCCCGGTCAGCGTACCGCCCGTCAGCGCGAGCTTGAGATCGGAGTATTGCTTCGTCACGGCACCGAGCGGCGCAGTCGGATCAGCGGCGAGGACAAGCGGTCCGGTGAGCGCGCCGCCCGCTGTCGGCAGATAGGGGCCTCCGAGCGGCGGGCTTGTATCGACATAGTGCTTGGTCGCGGCGTGCAGATTTGCAGTCGGGTCCGCGGAGAGCGTCAACAGTCCGGTCAGGGTCCCGCCGGCGATCTGTAAAACTGGCGACCACGTTCCGGTCACTCGCCCATAAGTCTGTCCGTCCGCCGGCGCGTCGGGGATGCCGCCACCGCCACCGCCGCCGGCCGCATCGACGTATTCTTTCGTCGCCGCCATCATGGGCGAGGTCGGATCGCCGGCAAGAAACAGCGGTCCGGTCAGGTAACCGCCGGCAAGCTGCAGGAACGGCGCGCCCATAACCGTCGCCTGCAGGGCGGTGATCTCGTCCCGCGCGGTCGCGAAATTGTCGCGCACGCTCTGCGTGGTCGGATTGCCGATGACAGGCTTGGTGGCGTCGATCTGGCTAGGCATTGTCGATCGCTCCCTGATCCCAGATGGAATCGCCGCTGTCCCAAATCGCTATCTGCGGTGTGTTCACGTCCCAAATCGACGTATCCAAGCGCGTCGCCCAGATGATGACCGTGTGCGCCGGTTTGTAATTCTCAAACTCGCACTGTAGCAGGTTGTGACCCCAATCGGCTAACGGCTCGCCGGCCGCGCTTTGCCCGGCACGAAACCAAGTAATCGCGGTGCCGCCTTGCACGATGACGCGCCAGGCAAAGGCCCAGTCCTCGTTGTAGAGCGGCTGGCCGGCGCGGTTCTGGCTGGCGCGGAATGGGTCGAATGTCTCGATTTGAATCTGGAAACCGAGCGACGCGGCGAGATGAATGAAGTAGGCCTCACTCGCGCCACCGAACGCCGCCAATCGTCCGCAGATCGCCAAGCGGCGTTGCTGGATCGTCGGCAGCGGTCCGGTGCATGGATCGGGCAGGCCAGTGACGCGCTCCCAGTCCGACAGCGTTTCTGTCGCACCGCAGGGGTATGCCTCGGCGAGCAGATCGCAGTCGCGCGCGGTGACGCGAGCATATTCCTCGGCCAGTCCGCGCATCGTCCGCATGATGACGCTCGAGAGATCGCGCGGCCATGCGAAGCCGCGAGGCAGCAGATCGGCCAGTACCTGCTGATAATCGTCGCCGGTGAAGCCGCAGACCGTTTGGCTGGCGGTGGTGTCAGACATGCTACTGGAAGGTCAGCACGCCGAGGATGCAGATTTGGCCGACATCGGGCTGGATCGGCAGCAACGGCGTGATGAGGTTGAACCGCTGCACGCCGGGAGCCCCGTTGATCGCGCCTACGAACTGCGAGGCGAACATCTCGACGCCTGGCTCGGCCTGGCGGACGAACAGGTCGAGCAGCTGCGCGTTGATCGCGCTCCTGGTGTCGGGGGTGTCGGTGACCAATGCGGCGATCGTCACGTTGACCGGCAGCGCCACCGGCGCGACGACATAGACCTCGGCGGTGACCGGCGCGACCGCGGCGATGTGCTGCTGGACCAGCGCGACGTCGCCTGGCTGTGGGATGCCCTGCGCGTCGGCGCGGACGTCGTCCATCATGAAGCGGACGACAACGGTCCCGGGACCCATTTGCACCGGATAGCACCAGGCGCGCGTGACGCCGGGAACTTCGAGCGCCCATTGCACATAGTCGCTGGCCGAGCCGCCGTGTGGTGGAGCCTTGATGCGGAGCAGCAGCCGCGTGCGCAGCAGGTCGTCGCTCTCCTCCGGTGCGCCGCCGGCGAGCCCGGGATCGAGCACGGTGCCGAGCGGGGTGACGCCGGGCTGCGTGGTGTTCATCGTCATCTGCACGCCGGGATCGGTGTTGCCGGCGCTGCCCGCGATCTCGGCCTCGACGGTGACGGTGATCATGCCCGAGGTGTTGTCGACCGATCCGCCGGTCGTGACATCGAACAGCACGCCATCGCGACGGGCGATGACCGCGCCGATCGGCACCGAGGTCCCGGCTTGGGCGGGAAATTGCACGGTGCCCTTCGCGGTTTCGGCCGGCAGCCGATAGACGCCCCAGATCGAGGCCCAGCGTTCGAGGTATTCGCCTTCGGCGGTGTCGGGGAACAGTTGCCGGAACGACCAATCGAGCCGGCCGTACAGCAGATGCGTCGCGCCGGCCTCGACGTCGCCGATGATGCCGAGGTTGTTGCGACGCAGCAGCGCGTCGGTGCCCGGCAATTGCGACATCAGGTCGGACTTGATGCGCAGGCGCAGGTCTTCGAGTGTCGGGCGCGCGAAGGGCATTAGTCGCCTCCCTGCTGTTCGGCGAGCCAGAACCGCGCATAGCGTCGCGACAGAACGAGGTTGCCGTTGCGCCAGATATCGACGGTGACTTCGAGGCGGCCGAGATCCACCCAAGCCGCGGCGACGTTGATCTGGTCGGCGACGCCATCGGTGAGCATCCACGCCAGCGCGTTGCGCGTGTATTCCTCGGCGCGCAGCCGCACGTCGTTGGTCTGCTTTTCGCGCGACAATAGCCAGAGCTTGCTGCCGATCGGATCGCGCGGATCTGGCGCGGTGTCGCCCCACCAGCCGCGCCGGTCGTCGGTGTTGTCGGGCAGCACATCGTCGGAAGCGGCGAGCCCGTCGGTAAAAAGGCTGATTATGACTGCGGTTTCGAGGTCGTGACCGTGCGCCAGGTCGGGCGGCTCGATGACCCAGTCGGCCATCCAGAGCGCATCGTCCCAACTCCAAACGTGGCGGATGTCGGTCATGAGCCGACGCTGCCGTGCGGCGCGTTGATCGCGCCGGTCGCGGTGAGGTTGCCGGTGAGGTTGATGTTGCCCTGGATGTCGATCTCTGGCGCGATGATGGTGATCTTCGGCGCGTTGATGATGATCTCGGTATCGACGGTGATGGTGAGTGTTTTGGTGACGACCTCGATTTCGTTGCCGCGCTTCAGCGCGATGTAGTCGCCCTCGTCGGAATAGATCGAGACCTCGCCGGCGGCCTGGCCGCGCATGCGCGCTCCGCGATTGTCGATCGAGAGCACGATGCCGTGGTCGCGCGAGCCGCCGGGAAACAGCACGACGGCCTCGCAATCGGGCGTCGGAACCGATGAAAAGCCGTACTGCTGAAAACGCTCGACGTTGTCTTTGCCCTCCGAGCGCAGCAGCCGCACCTGGACCAGCTGCAGCCCGTGCGTGTCATCGACCGCGACCAGACGGCCGCGCGTGATGAGGTTCATGACGCGGCGGTGCGTTGTGTCGCTCATGTGACGAGGCCTGACCAGCGATCGCCGCCGCCGCCGCCCTTGCCCTTGCCCTTGTGCTTGGACTTGCGGATTTTCTTCGGCAGGAAAGCGTCGGGCAGCGTCAGCGTGAGCTTGGTCTGCTCGCCAGTCTCGCCATAGGTGAATTCGACCTCAGAGATGATGAGATCGCGATCGACGGCGAGATAGGGCGAGCGCGTGTTGACCATGAGATTTGGCACCCAGAGCGAGCCGTCGCGCTGACGCCAGCGGGTCAGAGTGATGGTCGCCTTTGTCGCTTGGGCCGCGCGCCGTCGCATTTCCCAATCGGCGCCGTTTGCCGC